GGATCTAAAGATCCCACAACATTCGCTTCAAGTCAAGGTGATGGAGGATCAACTTCTGGTATTTCATACTTTGCTGCTGACATTGCAGGCCGAGGTCTTTGGTCATACACTCCTTCAAGCACAGAAAAAGTATATGATGCACAATATAGTGGAGTATTGTCAGGAAATACAGCAGATGAAGTTCATATCGCCCTTATCGATCATAAGGGTCTAATTGATTATAATCAAGGTTTCACCGGAACAGTTCTTGAGAAATATGAAGGACTTTCCATGTGGAGAGGTGTTCAGGATAGCACCGGAAAGAGTTTGTATTATAAAGATGTAATCAACAGTGAATCGAATTACATTAAGATTGAAGAAGATATTCATAGAAGTATTTTCACCGGACATACGGCAGATATACAAGGAACTGGCGGTGATCCTTTATGGACACCAGATTCAGCAACTATGCCTGTGTATTATGGTGGCGCTAATGACGCCGCAGCTTTCAACGGCCGAGGAATCACTATGGCTCCTTATGCAAGAAACATCGTCATGTCTGGAGGCCTCGCATCTGGAGTGACTTGGCCATACGAAGGTGGTGGAGCATATGCAGTTGGTAGCAGCACAAACCCACATGTAAACAGAGTTATCAGAACATATAGAGAACATTTCAAAGATGCAGATAAGGTTGACATTGATCTTCTTCTCGGGGGAGCATCAGAGAAATTGCTTGCAGCAGAGTTGATTGATATTGCAGAGACTAGAAAAGACTGCATGGCATTCATTTCACCTCCAGCAAACCCTGTGGGAACAGAATATAACGATGTCGTTTATCAGAGTGAACTCAAAGGTTATTCTGGACCTACTAATATCATAAACTACAGAAATAGTAACAATCTAAATTCAAGTTATGCGGTAATGGATACTGGTTGGAAGTATCAGTACGATTCCTATAACGCTATGTTTAGATGGGTTCCATTGAACGGTGATGTTGCTGGTTTGGTTGCAAGAACTGAACAATCAGGCCAATCATGGTACTCTCCCGCAGGATTGAATAGAGGAAGAATACAAAACGTAACTAAGTTGGCAATCAATCCTACCAAATCCGAAAGAGACGAACTATACACAGTCGGTATTAATCCAGTCGTATCATTCCCCGGAGAAGGAACAGTCCTTTATGGAGATAAGACTCTTACAAGAAGACCTAGTGCATTAAGTAGAATCAATGTAAGAAGACTTATGATACACCTAGAGAAAGCGATTGCTACTGCCGCTAAATTCCAGTTGTTTGAATTCAATGATGCCTTTACTAGAAGATCATTCATTTCTACAATCGAACCTTTCTTGCGAAGAGTTCAAGCAGGAAGAGGTATTACGGACTTCCGCGTAGTTTGTGATGAAACAAATAACACAGCAGACATAGTAAGTGGTAATAAATTTGTTGCGGACATCTTTATTAAGCCAGCAATGTCTACTAACTTCATAAACTTGAACTTTGTTGCCTTGAGACAGGACGCAGTGTTCTCGGAAGTAACTACCTGATAAGGAAACTAAGGAGAATTTAAATGAGTATATCAGATTTTTCAAGCAATTTTGGTTCGGGCATCAGAGCAACACATTTCACTGTTGTTCCGGACTGGCCATTCGGATGTGCAGAGAATCAGCCACATTTGTATATCAAGGCAGCACAGATGCCGACTTCTACTATAGGAACAATAGAAATTCCATATAGAGGCAGAAAGATAAAAAGACCAGGTGATAGAACATTTGACACTTGGAATTTAACAGTTACTTCAGATTCGGATGGGCATCTTAGACAATGTTTTGTTGCATGGATGAATTCATTAGATACACATTCGGGTGGTGCTGGTACTTATACTGACTACTCTCAAGTGGCTAAGACATGGATAATGCAACCACAAACACCGGCCGGGGTAGCAATAGAAGGTGCAGAAATAGCACTAGTTAATACCTTCCCAACTGAAGTTGGCGCTATGGAGTTCAGTTACGATTCAACCGACCAACTTGCTGAGTTTACAGTCACGATGCAATTTGATTATTGGACTGGTGGCGGGGCCCCTGCGTGATTTTTTTAGAATGAATTTTTTGAAAGGTTTAAATTATGCCCATTGATCTGTTTGGTTTCACAATAGGAAAAAAAGGTAAAGATCAATCTACCTTATCTGACACAGGAAGCAATAAAAACATTGCTTCCTTTGTCGCACCTGATGATTACGATGGCTCTCTTGCTATTGAAGCAGGCGGAGTTTTCGGAACGTATGTTGATTTCACAGGAACAGTAAAAACAGAAATTGATTACATCAGAAGATTTAGATCAATGGCTCTTTTTCCAGAGGTTGATATGGCAATAACAGATATTGCCAATGATGCCATAGTTCTAGATGAAGAAAAGAAACCTATCTCGATTGAATTAGCAGAAACAAATCTATCAGATAATATAAAAGGAAAGATAGAGGAGGAATTTAAAAATATTCTCTATCTCTTAAATTTTAATAATAAAGGATATGATATATTCAGAAGATGGTATATTGATAGTAAATTGTTTTATCATATCATCATTGATGAATCAAATCCAAAAAAAGGAATTAAGGAATTAAGGCCCATTGATCCTACTAAAATAAATAAAGTTAGAAAGATCGAAAAAGAGACTGTAAAGAAGGGTGATATGTCTGTTCCAATAGTAAAGGATGTTGAAGAATTTTTCCTTTATGTTGAAACTGATAAAAATTCACTATACCAAACATCAACAAATGGTTTGAAAATTTCTATTGACTCAATATGTTATGTTCATTCTGGTCAAATTGATAGTGGTAGCAAAAAAGTTATAGGTTATCTACAAAAAGCAATTAGGCCCATGAATATGCTTCGTCAAATAGAAGACGCAGTTGTGATTTACAGAATTTCTAGAGCGCCAGAAAGAAGAATCTTTTATATTGATGTTGGTAATCTTCCAAAACAAAAAGCAGAACAATACCTTAAAGGAATTATGAATCGTTATAGAAATAGAATAAGCTATAATGATACAACTGGCGAAATAGAAGATGAACGTCGGCATATGAATATTCTTGAGGATTATTGGCTTCCAAGAAGAGAGGGAGGAAGAGGAACTGAAATTTCGACTTTGGATGGAGGACAAAATCTCGGAGAGATGGAAGATGTCCTATATCTTCAAAAGAAATTATACAGAGCTTTAAACGTACCACCCTCAAGGCTTGAGGCTGAAAATGGCTTCAACATGGGAAGATCTGCTGAGATAACAAGAGATGAAGTTAAGTTTTCGAAGTTTATAGACAGACTTAGAATGAGATTTACAGAGTTATTCCTAAACCTTCTTAAGACTCAACTCATATTAAAGGGAGTAATCAAACAAGAAGATTGGGATAGAATCTATCAGGATATTAGTTTTAGATTTAAAACTGATTCATATTTCCAAGAATTAAAAGAAAATGAAATTCTAAAAGAGCGTGCAGAGATGCTCAGAGATTTAGAGGACTATGTTGGGAAATATTATTCAACAGAATATATTCGTAAGAGAGTATTACATCAGACTGATGAGGAAATTAAAGAAATTGATGAACAGATACAATCAGAAAAAGAATCTGAAGTAGATGATTCAGAAGAGGGATCTGAAGAAGGAGATTTCGAATGAATAAAAATTTAAAAGATATGATAAGTGCTTCTATAAATGATGACAAGGATAGATTCAAAGCATCATTTGAAGCTGAAGTCAATGACAGAATCTCTTCGAAGATAGCACAAAAACATGTAGAGATTAGCAACACCATTATGAAAAATGATGTAGACGAAGCATTCTCTAAAAAGGCTAAATCAAACACCTATAAGTTTAAAAATAAAGGTGATGTGAATAAATTTGTGAAATCTGTAATGAAAGCAGGACTTAAGAAAAATAATGTTAAAGCATCGGGCCTTGATGTTGTGATTAAGGATTTGGATGATGGTGATATGGGGGAAGTTATTTACTTTATTGCTAAAGATATGAATGCAGTGACAGAATCTAAAGATACAGAAAACAAAAAAAGCATAAATAATTTACAAGAGACAGATTTGGCTGAAGACTTAATCAATCTTATCGATTCAGAAAATTACGATAATATACTAAACTTAGTAGAGGAACTTTCAAATGATACTAACTGAAAAAATAATATCTTTACTTAGAGAGAATAGACTGGCTGAAGCAACAGAGGTTACTGAAACAGTTTTATATTCTAAACTAACAGAAGCTGTAAATGAAAAATATGAAGATATTGCGCCCTCCTTATTCGGAGAAGCAAAGAAAGCAAAAGTCACTGACAAAGATGATGATGGTGAAGGAATGGATCCTGTTGGTCATGGGGATGATGACATCGATAACGATGGTGATTCCGATGATTCTGATGAGTACCTGAAGAATAGAAGAAAGAAGATTGGTAAAGAAATTGAAAAGGACGATAAGGAAGATTCATGAAACTAATCACAGAAATGACAGAAGACGTTCAACTTCTCGCTGAAGTAAATGAAAAAACCGGCGAGAAGAATTATTTCATTGAAGGTATCTTCATGCAGGCTGCTCAAAAGAATCGCAATAATAGAGTTTATCCACCTGAAACTTTAATGAATGAAGTCAAAAGATATACTAAAGAGTATGTTGATAAGAATCGAGCTATGGGCGAATTAAATCACCCACAAGGCCCCACAGTGAATCTTGATCGCGTGTCCCATATTATCAAAGAACTTCGTGTAGAAGGAAATGATATTTATGGTAAAGCAAAGGTAATGGACACTCCTATGG